GACAGCTTATAATTTAAGTGGCTACTGATGTAGTGGGGAAAAAGTATATTCAGTTAAATGACACTGGGGTGGGAGTGATAGAATATGAAATGTAACGAATGTAATAGAAGGCAGAATTTGATAGAATTTAATAATGAAAAAGAAAAATATTATATATGTCAGAGGTGTTGGGATGAAAAAATTAAAAAAGGTATTAAAAACAGTAATAGATTACTTAACGATAAAAAGTTTTTTGACCCAAGACTTAAACAAAGGCAAATTTAATAAATATAAATAACATGGGGACAGCAGTTGCAAGTGTTTCCCTCCACCCAGTTTGGAGGGATTACCCAAAAATATAACCTACTGGGAGGTGGAAAAAATGTTTAGCGAAGAAAGAGCTAACCATGTGATACAGTTTATACAGATGTTGAAATTGACAGATGATTTTTATGGGAAGCCATTTAAATTAATGGACTGGCAGAAAGAAGTAATAGAAAATGTTTATGGTACAGTGAAGGAAACTGGATATAGGCAATACAAATATGCTTACCTTGAAATACCAAAGAAAAATAGTAAGACAACAACGATTGCTGCTTTAGCTGTGTACCATCTTACATGCGATCCTGAAGAAGGGCAAATTTATTGTTGTGCTGCTGACAGAGGACAGGCAACGCTAGTTTACAAGGCTGCACTTAGCATGATAGAACAGAACCCAACACTTACTAAAATATTCAAAATAACAGATTCGAAAAAAGAAATAAAAAATATGAGAACAAATACAGTTCTTAAAGTTTTATCAGCAGAAGCTTACTCAAAGCACGGAATTAATCCGAGCGTGGTCATATTCGATAAAAGTTTGTCGCCTATGTTAGAAATAGCATAGTGAATAATCCCTGAAAAAAACTGGAAGCCTAAGTTGAAAAATAAGGTAATCAGAGGTGAAGGTTGCTAATAATATAGCTACCAGCCGCAACGCATAGATATTGAAACTTATATATAAATAAAAAGAAACCTAGGAGGTATACTTTATGAAAGAAAAATTTGTTTTATTAGAATTTAATAAAAATTATGCAGTATCAAATTTAGGAAATATAATTAATGTAAAAACAGAACAAAAGTTAAATGGGTGGTTAAACAAAGATGGTTATGTAATGGTGGAGTTAAAAAGCAAAAGCAAAAAAAGAACATGTTTTTTATTGCACAGATTGATAGGAATGATGTTTATTGAAAATCCACAAAACAAACCACAAATAAATCATAAAAATGGCATTAAGAATGATAACAAAATTGAAAATCTTGAATGGGTAACTCATCATGAAAATCAAAAACATGCATGGGAAACAGGATTAAAAAAACACAACAAGCCTATAAAATCTATAGAAATAGAAACTGGTGAAGAAATTGTTTTTAATAGCATCAGAGAGTGTGCTAATTATTATGATTGCAATGCTCATTATATACAAAGAGTTTTGAAAGGATATGATGGGAGAACGAGTTATAAGGGTAAAAAGTTTGAATATATAAGAATATAATATAGCGAAAACGCAATCCATTTATGGATTTCCACGAGGCAGGGACATCTTAGCTTATAGCAGATGAAAAGATATGCTAAACTTATAAGAAATTATAAGAAACAAGGGATAAAAAACCTTTGTGATAATAAAATGGAACTACACGCTCAACCAAACCGTGAATTGTATGATGTTATGACGTTTGGGGCAGGTGCAACGAGAAAAGAACCTCTTTGGTGGGTAATAACGACAGCAGGAGACGACCCAGACCGTCATAGTATAGGTTGGGAAATACATGATTATGCTAAACGTATTCAAGATGGTGAAATAGAAGATGCGACTTGGTATGCGAAGATATATTGTGCTGATGAAGAAGATGATATATGGGATGAAGCAACATGGTACAAAGCAAACCCGGGACTAGGGACAACAATCAACATTGAAGCAGTAAGAGAAGAGGCTACTACGGCGAAAAATAACCCTGCTAACGAGAAACTTTTTCGGTGGCTACGGTTGAATCAGTGGATATCACTTAAAACTGTTGGATGGCTTGACCTTTCTCTTTGGGATAGCACACTAGGAAAATGGGACAAATCCGAGTTATTAGGTAAAAAATGCTACATCGGACTTGACTTAGCAAGTACTAGCGACTTGACAGGGCTTGTTTTACTATTTCCACCGCAAGATGGGATAAGGGAGTGGCGTTTTATATCGGAGGGGTGGATTCCTGACGAAAACATGAAACAACGTGTAATTACTGACCATGCACCTTATGAGAAATTTGTGCGCGAAGGTTGGTTGCATACAACACCCGGAAATGTTGCCGATTATGATTACATCGAGGAAAGAATCAAGTATTATGACAGTATATACAAGCTTAAATACTTATGCCCTGACCCGTGGAACTCAAGAATGTTAACTCAAAGGCTAGAAAAATGCGGTATAAATATCATAGAAGTATCACAAAATATAGCGATGATGTCGCCATCGATGAAGGAAATAGAGAGATTATTAAAGTCAAACATGATGGAGCATGAACAAAATGACCTCGCAAGATGGTGTTTTGGTAATGTAAACATATACGTAGATGGTAATGAAAACATAAAACCGATGAAAAACAAGAGTAGAGAACGTATAGATATCACTGTTGCACTGATAAATGCAATGGCAATAGCTATAAAATTTGAACAAAAGACATCAGTGTATGAAAATAGAGGCATGAGAATAATGTGAGTAATATGAATTGATTAAAATATAGATAGACTTACCCCCTATAACACAAGTCGCTTGAGGCGTAGAGTTCAAACTCAACTTGTGTATTACTTTATATGAAAAGAGGTGAAAACATGAAAATAATGGATAAAGTTTTTGTAAAAGTATTCAAAAACCAATTAAATGATTTTGCGAAACGTTTTCTATCCGGAGATGATTCAACTATTGATGTAGAATACGAAATTGACAGTGATACAGCTATGACATACACAGCGGTATTTGCTTGTAATAGAGTATTAGCTGAAACGTTAGCATCTACACCTATAAAAGTGTATAAAAAGACATCACAAGGAAGAAAAGAAGTGAATAATATCGATATATATGATATATTGCACAACTCACCAAACGAAGAAATGTCACCTTTTAACTTTAAAGAGGTTATGATGGTTAATTTGAATTTGGGTGGTAATGCTTTTGCACAAAAAATATTAAATAAATTTGGAGATTTGATAGGTTTAAATCCGCTAGCATGGCAAGACGTTAAAATTGATAGAGATAAATCTGGAAAATTGATATATAAAGTAAAAGTTGAAAATGGAAAAGAAGAAATATTGACTAGAAAAGACATATTTCATATACCTAATTTAAGTTATGATGGAGTAAATGGACTTTCTCCTATCGAATATGTCAATAGAGCTATAAAATTAGGGCTTTCTTATGAGGAATTTGGTGAGAAATTTTATCAAAATGGAGCAAATGCGAGTGGAATAGTTGAACACCCAGAAGCAATGAGTGACGAGTCATTTTTGCGATTTAAACGTGAATTTGCACAAGCTTTTCAAGGGTTAGCTAACTCAGGGAAGCCTATAATTCTTGAAGGGGGAGCAAAATACACTCAACTCACTATGAAACCTGCTGACGCGCAATTAATTGAGTCTAAACGCTTTCAAATTGAGGATATAGCAAGGATTTATCGCGTTCCACTACATCTAATACAAGAATTATCACGCTCTACTAATAATAATATTGAACAACAGTCTCTTGAATTCGTAATGTACACAATGCTACCTCATTTCCAACGTTGGGAAGAGAACATAAACATGCAATTATTGACTAGGGAACAACGAAAAGCAGGTTATTATGTTGAATTTAAAATTGATAATCTACTTCGAGGTGATGCTAAATCAAGAGCGGAAGCTTATCGAACTGGTAGGGATGCAGGTTATTTAAGCGTGAACGAGATAAGAAAAATGGAAAATATGGATCCAATACCGAACGGTGACATATATTTACAGCCGATGAACTACATTGAAGCGGGAAAAGAACCAGTTGAAATAGAAAAAGAGACTCCATTCGAGCAGGAACAAGAAATAAGTAACAAAAGGATATACTCAAGACCTGCGAAACTTGAAAGGAGGTGAAACTAAATGAAAAAATATTGGGAATTTAAAAATTTAACAGATGAAACAGCTGAACTTTACATTTATTCTGAAATAGGTGAAGATTTTTGGGGCGAATCGATAAGCGCGACAGGATTCAAAGAAGAACTTGATAATTTGGGTAACGTTAGTAACTTAAATATATATATTAATAGTCCGGGTGGAAGTGTATTTGATGGATTAGCAATACATAACATGTTAAAACGACATAAAGCATATAAAAAGGTATTTGTTGATGGATTAGCAGCAAGTATAACGTCAGTGATAGCACTAGCAGGTGATGAGGTAATAATACCTGAAAATGCTTTTTTCATGATACATATGCCTTTGGCACCGGCGTACGGAAATGCTAAAAATTTGCGTGAAATGGCTGAAACTTTGGATAAAATATCAGAAGGAATTATAAATATATATATGGAAAAGACTACCTTATCAAGAGAAGAAATAGTAAATATGATGGATGCCGA